GCAACGCCATCAGTCGTGCTGATTGCATCAACATCAAGCAAAACTTCTAGTTTGTCGACAATATCACCTGTAGCTTGCGTAGCTGACTGTACAGATTTAATCTCAATTTCAGCCCCATGATAACGCAAGACAATGCCAATATGTTTTGAGTCAGGATAGTTACCGCCGCTTTGTGTGCCAGTAGTATCAAAATAATCAGCAGAGGTTGTAAGAGTTGCGCCAGTACCGCTAGTCTTTGATGGATCAAGAGTTACATCATGGCCATGAAAGGCATAATACGGCTGAAAGATATGTTCATCATCAGTATCTGTATCAAATGCAAAGACCTGCACCTGAAAGTCATCTAAGCCTGTACGCACCAGCCGCAGTGGCATAAAAGTCTGGTGTGCAAGAAACATAACATCACCAGACTGTGCATATGTAATCTCATCAATAATTGAGTCCGCGAAAGGAAGGGCAACTGAATCCACATCCTGCGTAATTGTTTCAACGAGAGTGATTGCTCCTGTTGACGGATCAATCTTAAAGCAACGAATCTGTGCGTTCTCAAGAGAGATGATGTATCGCTCATCATCAGAGAAGATAAATGGAATGATTCTAATTTGCTGACGCTTACTGGTATCTACAGTTGTGTCAAACTCGTACACCTTGCGCGTACCATAACGGCGCAACAAGCCGCCTTCATTACGAAGGAAAAAGTTCTCTACCTTCTTTGCGCCACCGCTATATACTTTAGTGTCCGTCCTTGACAACAAAGACGGACTTACTTCACCATATTGAAAATTAGAGAGCGGTACTCTAACTCGTGCCATTAGCTACGCCTATTCGTAATAAATCTCGTTGTTGTCAGTTTTTTGGTTGACTGCTGTTGCGAATCTAGACTTCTGGCCTTTGCCATTGTCTGTGTTGCCGCAGACTGCATAAGTTGTGCTAACTGAGCGTCCCTTGCAATTGATGTTGCAAATACAACAGCAAGAGCATACTCAACAGCAACGCTAAAGTATGAAGGCCAATCCTGTTCATCGGCACGATATGTATAATCGGCTATAACAGAATCTTGTGCGCTTGTATCAGCATAGACCTTGTTACCATAAATATTATATTCAATAGGCAGATCTTCAACCGTAACAGCGTGTACCATCAATGTACCTGTTGGCAACTGATAGGCACGATCATAACGCCCTGTAGGCGCATCTGAAAGCAGGTTAAGAACAGCTTGGTTTGTTGAGAACCGCCACCGTGTATTCACCAACGATGCACGAGCAATGTCCTCATACATATTGACCGAGACAAGAGCCTCGGTTGTACCGTCATCAAAAGAAGTGATTGGATCTGCGCCGATCAAAATTAAGGCACGGCTACAAATATCAATCGGTGAATTTGCGTGTGTACTGCTAACTGCCATGGGGATAATGAGGGGGGTTTCCCCCCCTCACCTCACTTAGTCAGAATCAGTGTTGGTGACAGCAACACCATTGATAATATCAATGTTAGTGCCATCAGACTGATTGCAGTAAGCAGTGCTTACAACAGGAGTACCGCCTGTAGAAGACACAATAAACATGACATCGTTTTTGTTAATCATGCCGATTGCGTCAAGGAAGTAATCCTCGGTGTTGATATCAGCGATACTATCTGCGCTAGTGTAGATCCACATACGCTGTGCAGAAGAACCGCCAACAAGGGTAAGACCAGATGCTGAATATGCCATTGTTTCTTACTCCTCTTAGTTGTTGTCCAGAACTTCATACACACCATCGCTGTCGATAACAACAGCACCCATGGACATCATTGATGTCGCAAGGTGTGATACTTTTTCTGGTACATAGTTAAGTTCAGTGGTGACATCAGAGTTGATGCCCAGACCGATTGCGGAAGTATGGTATGCAATGTTCTTACCAGCACTGATTGCCGAGGTTGAGAACACCTTGAAGCCCATAAATTCTTTCATGGTCATGCCACCTGCGAATGGCAGGTTCTGCTCACCAACAAAGTCGCTAGAAGCAAACTCAGTGATGTTGAACAGATCTGCATAGCCCTTTGGGTGCATCGCAAGATAACGACCACCATCTTCAGGGATGTTTGCAGTGCCGAAGGTTTCGAAGATTGTCAGGATGTCGGCCAGAACCAGCGCACCAGCAGTGTCGTTGATCTGGGTTGCGTTAGCACCAGCATCCATTGCAGTGTACAGGATTTCGTCAGTCTTACGGCCAAGTGCGGCGGCAGAAGACTGAGCGACAGCCTGACGCTCGTTAATGTTGACCTTCAGTTCATCGAGCTTGTCGATGTACTCTGCGGCATAGAAATCTTCCATGGTGGCTTCAACTTGCGTGTGTGCCAGTTCCATAGGAGTTACATTGCCATTGCGTTATTTAGTTGATGCTGAACCAGAACCAATCTTTTGGATTCAAACAGTTGAGCCAGTAACATTGTTTGCCATACGAACAGTGTTCCGCAGTTTGGAACCCATACGCTGATAAGCCATGTGTACCTCAGACTCAAACTGCTTAATAAATGCTACATCAATAGTGTTAGCCATTTTACAGTCCTTTCTGTAGGTTTAGGGTGTCTGCGGTTATCTGCTTGGCATCCTCACTGCGGTTGTCCTTTCGGGCCGCTCAGTGCATTACAGGCCGTTTCGTTAGATAGTAAACATTATTTTTGTCTGTTTTGCAACGAGTAAATCTTACCATCGTGTGATTCGACACTTCATACATAGTTTCGTCTATTTCAAAACCGCACCACTGCAACCACATTATTGTGTGCGCGTGGTCTATAGGCACAAAGTTTTCTATGCATTCATAATGCCCTTGAAGGATCTCAACAACATCCCTTGACCCCCTAAGAAAAGAACGCCAATGCATTGTAATTAGATCTGTGCCAAGCATCCAAACTCTTGCGTGTTTAGGATCTACAGGCACAGTCCCACAAATGCCGATTACTTTATCATCAAACTTGATTGTGAAGTTTCTAGCACCATCTACAAAAAAAGGATCAGTCAAGGCTTGATCAGGTGCAAATCCTTGGATCATGCACTCTCTCTGATCGTAAAACCTCAACTCATCCTTAATTGCTTTAGCGTCTTCAACAACAGCATCAGTAAGTGACAATCGGCCAACTCTTGCTATCTCATGCGCCATAGATCTTCTTAAAGCCTTCTTCTACCTGACGCACAAACGCTGGGTCACGCTTTGCTGGATTGTGATAACGCTCATCCTGCATCATCGAGCGAAGCTGATCTTCAGTAATTTGCAAGGTAGGCGTAGCGGCTTCACTCGGTGCGGCCTGACCCATTGCTTCCATAATAGTCTCAAGAGCCATAACGCCCTCTGCTGTTTCGCACATACGCTCAATAGCAGAAAGCTGTGACTCTGGGAATGTCTTGCTGGCAAACAATGATACAGCTTCAGTACGAGCAGATGCATTATCACCAAGTTTGGCAAGCTCTTCATCATAGTCTGGCACATCAGCATTGATGGCATTCATGTACATATTGATGCCTTCAGAAAACTCCTCCTGATTAAAGCCATTCTCAAATGCATGATTAGACCACCACTGCAACAACTCGTTATCAGTAGCAAGAGATTCATCAATGCCCTCTGGCAACTCATAGTCACCAGCAGAAGCAGGGCGATTTGCATATGCTTCTTTCTCAATCTCTTGCATAAATGCATTGCGGAAGTCTTCTTCTTTTTGTCCTAACTTGCCCTCCAGAGAAGAGTAGGCATTAGCCAGATCCTCTGCTGTATTAAATTTTTCTGGTAGCCATTCAGGACGCTCAACCGCAACTTCAGGAGTCGCTTCTGTTGGTTCAGCAGTGACGGTTTCTTGTTCAGTCATTTTGCTTTATCCTATGTGCATGATTGATGCGTGTTTCAATTAGACCAACAATATATCGCTGGCCCTCCATATGGCGCAACTCCGCATCAGATACAGCCGCGCCATGTACAGATTCTATGGTAATTGAACGCAGATAGCGCAACACTTCCTTGCCGTGTTCGGTAGAGAAGAGTGACGCTATGTTCTTAGAAATAATTTCGTCTTGTTCTTTGGGGCGTTGGTGTCCGTCAAGACCTAGGTGGTGCTTCGCTACCAATTAACTGCTCCTGAGTTTGTTGAGTCATCTGCTGTTGCTGTTGGGCATATTGTTGCGCCATAGCAACCAACTGCTTACGCTCCTCAAGATCTCGTACTAACTTGTCAGGCACACCAAACTTCTTAGCAAGGTACACCGCCGTTTCCTCCGAGTTTATGAGAATGTTTGTAATCTCTGGGCCAAAGCGTCCCTGTACAAGTTCAAGGAATCGAGCCACAGATGTAATGTCTTGGTTAGCTTGTGCCTGTGCCAATGGAGACACAGAGCGAACCTTTACCTCTCTACCGTTAATAGTAGGAAGTTCAATGCGACCCTGCTTCTTCAGAATGTATACTACGCGCTGAAGTACAGGCTGAACCAACTCAGCTTGCAGTCGTCCAAATGCAGAACCAATACGCCTTGACAGGTCGGCCATACGCTCTGCAACTTCTGTAGCAGAAGCTGGTGTGCGGTCTGGATTGCCAAGCAGATCGTTGTACCAACCCCTCTTGATATTTAGACGCATATCTGAAAGCACCAGATTAGCTACATCAAAAGAACCAGCCGCACGAATTGGCTGTAAGCCAGCAGATCCTGCGGCTTTGGGTATTACAGTTCCGGGGACTAGATTGATTGTATCAGG